ACAAACTGCCTTTAATTATGGCACAAGAAAATCCTGTTAGTTGGGCTAATACAAAATACAGGTATTTTTATTTACACCATATTCATCACAAAGTAAAACATAAATGGCTAGATGCTAAAGATTATATTGGTGTTACTGTTGAATATATGCGTAGCCCATCTGCAAGTGATTCTTGGCATAGTCGCAAAGGGTATGTTGGTACATTGACTGCCGTAGAAGGATTTTTGCACGAAAAAGAATCCGGACAAATCGCAAGGATAACCCATTATTTCTAAAAATTTTTTTGCTATATTTGAAAATAAATGACACACACTATAGATATATCAAAACTAAATACAGCACATTATAATCCAAGAGATATTACAGAAAAAAATTATACAAAGTTAAAAATCAATATACAGACATATGGTATTTTACAACCTTTAATAGTAAACAACCATAAGGACAGAAAGAATATTATTATAGGTGGACATCAACGATTTAGAATTGCAAATGAATTAGGATATAAAGAAGTACCTGTTAGATATTTGTCTTTAAATTTACATCAAGAAAAAAAATTAAATCTTGCATTGAATAAAAACACAGGGCATTGGGATAAGGATATTCTTGCAAATGAATTTGAAATAGAACAATTGTTAGACATTGGATTTACAGAATTTGAATTAGGCATAAATGATTTTACAGAGCCGACATTTAAAACATTTACGGCAAAATTATCAGAAGAAGAACATCAAAAAACAAAAGAAGTAATTACAAGAATAAAAGAGGCGAATGGCTATAATGATACACAGGCCTTTATGCACATAATTCAGTATTTCTGGAAAGGCTCAAGTGTACGAGTAAACAACAATAAACATTTATATAAAAATGACTAAAGAAGAAGTAGATTTATTATTAAAAAATTCAGAATTTCAATTTGCAAAAACAATGGCTAAACATCCACATAGTTATACTTTGTTGCATAAGCATTGGAACTATGACAAAAAAATTTGGTTTCAGATGGTAGAATTTATTTGGAATAATAGTGTAAGAGAACATTGGAATTACGGACACTACTATAATTATTATTATGCAAATGGCTACAAATATTGGAGTATGGATAAAACAATACTAACAACGGACTTGATAAACAGAGCAAAAGTATGACTATAATTTTTTTAAGTATATTAGCACAAAAAAAAATAACAAAAATATAAACAGATGGAAAATTTAGATAGACATATTATATGTCAGAAATCAATTGAGCAGGTAGATATACAACAATTATTGCAAGGACAAAAAGCAAAGATATTTTATTCAGACCCCCCTTGGAGTGATGGAAATTTGAAGTATTGGAATACTATGCGTAATAAAATGTCTGGCACTACAGAAAAAAGTGTTATTACTTTAGAGGAAATGACAAACACAATTAGAAATATAATTAAAAATCATATAGACGGATATGTATTTCTTGAAACAGGAAAAGCAGCAGTTGAATTTCAAAAAGAATTATTAGAGCCGGTAGTTAATGACATAAAAATATTTGATGTATTTTATCGCTCCGGTAGTAAATGGCTACCTAATAAAGTATTAGTAGGAGTTACAGATTCTAAACATAAATTTGATATGGATTTGTCAGATGTTAAATGCGATGGATTTGTATTGCCTAATATGGTTTTTGAAAAAATTGCAAACAAAGGAGATATAGTCATAGACCCTTTTATGGGATTGTGCAATACAGGAATGGCTGCAATAAAATGGGGATTGACTTTTAGAGGAAATGAATTTAATAAAGTGAGGTACGAAAAAGCTAAAGCGTCTTTACTTAGGAATATCAAAAAATATGATAGAGCATAAACATTTAATACTAAAAGGAACAATGGCTCAATCCCTCAAAAAAGGGGATGTGCATAATTTACTAAATGATATGGTAGAAGTTTTAGGTATGGAATTGATACAGGGAGTAAGAACAAATCCTAATGTAGGATATGAGGGTGGAGATTATCCTGGTGTAACCGGATGCGCTTTAATTACTACAAGTCATATAGTATTGCATACTTGGGACAAAACAATGGATTTTCAGTTTGACTGTTATTCTTGCAAAGATTTTAATCCGGATGATGTTATTGCTGAATTGATAACTTGGGGATTAAATGCAGAGCATAAAAAATATTTCGATAGAGAATATAAAATTATAGAAATAGATAATGAATAATCACAAAGGCACTATAAGAGTATATAAAGGTAAAACTGTATATGAAGAATCATTGATTAGAATACGCAGATTATTTGATGACTTTCCAAATGTTGTTGTTGGATTTAGTGGTGGTAAAGATTCTACAGTATGTTTAAATTTAGCACTAAAAGTTGCAGAAGAAAAAAATCGATTGCCGTTAAGAGTAATCTTTTTAGACCAAGAGGCTGAATATGAAAACGTAATCAATTATATGCGAAATATTAGGGCTGACAAAAGAGTCGATATGTATTGGATTCAATGTCCTTTCAGAATAAATAATGCTACAAGTTTTGAAAACCCTTGGTTAAATGCTTGGGAAGATGGTGGCGAATGGATGAGGGAAAAAGAGCCGGATTCTATAAAAGAAAACATATTTGGAGCAAAAGAGTTTTTTGATTTTTTTGATAGAATTGCAAATACATTATATCCGGATGAGCCTATGTGCTATATATCCGGAGTAAGAGCCGAAGAATCCCCTGCAAGAACAATGGGATTAACATACGATGTTACATATAAAGACATCACTTGGGGTAAACGATTGAACGATGAAAAAAGACACTATACATTTTATCCTATTTATGATTGGAGTTACACAGATGTATGGAAAGCAATAGATTCTAACGATTGGGAATATTGTAAAATATATGATTTTTTATATCAAAAGGGAGTGCCTATTCGAGATATGCGAGTATCAAATTTACATCACGAAACGGCACTAAAGGGATTGCATAATCTACAAGAGATAGAGCCTAACAATTGGAACGCATTAACAAAACGATTAGACGGAATAAATACTACAACACAATTAGGGCACGAACAATATAAAAAGATTAAAGAATTGCCTTTTATGTTTAGCGATTGGAAAGAGTACAGAGATTATTTGTTAGACAATCTAATTACAGAAGAATATCATAAAGGATTTGTAAAGTTTTTTGCAAATATGGATAGGAAATATGCAGACATTGTAGATATAGATGATTTATATAAAACACAAATAGCAAGTATATTGACAAATGATTTTGAATATACTAAAATGAAAAATTGGAAAAAGAATCCACAAGTAGGTACTTTTATAAAATGGACAAACGGCATAAGAACAAGTCGTATGCTAAATAATAAATTTATTCCACAAGAAAATTTAGAACAAGAAATAATTGAATATGAAAAATAAATTAGACAATCATCCTGTTAGTAATGTGCAATGGGTAGATAAAAATAAAGTACAGGCAAATGATTATAATCCAAACTCAGTTGCTAAAATAGAATTAAAGTTATTGCATACGTCAATATCACACGATGGCTATACACAACCTATAGTTACTGTTTATGATAAAGAAAAAGATAAATATATAATTGTAGACGGATTCCATAGACATTTAATATGTAGTACATATGATGACATAAGCGAATCTACAGGTGGAAAAGTGCCTATCGTAGTACTAAAGAAACAAATTAACGATAGAATGGCTAGTACAGTTCGACACAACAGGGCAAGAGGTAAACATTCAGTTAAAGGAATGAGTAGTATGGTGTTTACAATGTTAAGCAATGGAATGTCAGACGAAGACATATGCAACGAGTTAGGAATGGAAGCACAAGAATTAATAAGATTAAAACATATAACCGGATTTAGTAAATTGTTTAAGGACACACCTTACAACAAAGCTTGGGAGACGGACAGGCAAATTAACATAAGAAAATATTATAAAGAAAATGGAGAAGAAGCTACAAGAGAAAAGTTTAAACAAAGAGATTCAAAGGGTAAAAATTTCAAAGGTTAAACCTTATTGGAGAAACGCAAGAAATAATACCGAAACAATAAAGCTGATAAAAGAATCTGTAACTAAATATGGATTCAATGGTACAATATTGGTAGACAAAAACTATGTAATAATCACAGGACACGCAAGATATTCTGCATTAGTACAATTGGGATTTGAGGAAGTACCTGTTGAAATATCAACTTTAAACGAACAACACACAAAGGAATACAGAATATTAGATAATAAAATATCAGAAAAAACAGATTGGGTTACTGAAGAATTAATGATGGAAATAAGAGAGATTGGTAACATTGAACATATGCAGAAGTTTTTTAATGTAGACTTGGGAAGTTGGTTAGATGTATCTGTTGGAATAACGGCAGAGGATGTTACAGAGAAAGATGTAAACAAAGTTAAAGAGAATTTAGATAATGCGTTTAAGGGTAAAGTAGAGGAAACATTAAATAATATGATAGAAATTACTTGTCCACATTGTCTTGAAACGATTGAAGTAACTCAAAAACAATTAGAAGATAAATTAAAGTAAAATGACAAATAGTGACGCTGAACAGGACAAACTAAAATCTGAATTAGAACAGGAGATGGTAGATGATTTGGCATTGGCTAATAATTTATACCCTGTAAAAAAACAAGAGATGCTAATGGCTTTGGAAAAATCATTAGGCATTGTAACACCGGCTTGTAAAGCAGTCGGCATTGCACGACAAACGCATTACAGATGGCTAGGCGAAGATGAATTATATGCTAAGTTAGTTAAGGATGTGCAAATGACAAAAAGAGATTTTACAGAATCTGCAGTATTTCAATTGGTACAAAAAGGGAATGTACAGGCAACATTATATGCAAATCGAATCAATAAAGACAGAGGATATTCTGATAGTATGGAGCATACCGGAGCAGAGGGAGAGCCGATTAAATGGGTAGAAATAAAAACATATGAGGGGAAAGAAGAATAGTCAAAAGCAAATGTTCTTTGAGATATGGGATGAAAGAGAACATATATGCGAAAATTGTCAAAGGCATTTAGGAATGGAGCCGTTAGCACAATATTTTAGTCATATAAAACCAAAAGGATTATATCCGGAATTGAAATTTGTAAAAAGCAATATTCAGTTATTATGTTTTGATTGTCATTATGCTCACGACTTTAAAGGTAAAGAAGCATTTGACAAATTGAAAAGATGAAATTATCTGCAAAGCAAACAATTGCTTTAGACATATTAGAAGATAAAAATACTAACAGTTTATTATTTGGTGGTGGAGCAGGTGGTGGTAAATCATTATTAGGATGTTATTGGATATTGAAAAATTGTATGAAGTATCCTAATACAAGATGGTTAATCGGTAGGGCTAAATTACATACATTAAAAGCAACAACATATAACACATTGCTTGAAGTAATGAAAATGCAGGGATTGACATCTGCCGACTATAAGTATAATTCACATTCCGGATTTTTACGATTCAAAAAAACAGGTAGCGAAATAGTATTTAAGGATTTATTCTTTTATCCATCAGACCCCTATTATGATAAGCTAGGTAGTATGGAGATAACCGGAGCATTTATAGATGAGGCTGCCGAAGTTACGCAAAGGGCATTTCAAATATTATCATCAAGAATAAGATTTAAATTAGATGATAACGGATTAATACCAAAAATATTATTGACTTGTAATCCTACTAAAAATTGGCTATATACAGAATTTTACAAACCTGAAGAAGATGGTACACTTCCAAAGCATAGGCGATTTGTCAAATCATTGGTAACAGATAATCCTTATATCAGTAAACATTATATAGGGCAACTAAATAGATTGGATAGGGTTTCACGTGAAAGATTACTAAATGGTAATTGGAGATATGATGATACACAAAATAAGTTATTTGATTATGATTCAATAAATGATTTATTTACTAATGATTTTGTTGATGAGGGGGAGAAATATATATCTGTTGATATTGCGAGATATGGTGCTGATAGTTCAGTCATTTGTTGTTGGAGTGGGTATCGATGCGAAGAAATAATACAACATAAAAAATTAAGTATTCCACAATTAGCAGATGAGGTAGTGAAAATGGCTAACAAATATAAAGTTAGAAGAGGAAATATAGTTGCTGATGAGGATGGAGTTGGTGGAGGTCTTGTCGATATGGTATCCGGATGCAAGGGCTTTGTAAATAACAGTAGAGCATTATTGGGAGAAAATTATGCAAACCTAAAAACACAGGCATACTATAAATTTGCAGAATTGGTTAATAAAGGAGAAGTATATATTAATGCCGATATGCAAATAAAAGATTATATTGTCCAAGAATTAGAAGTTGTTGAAATGAAAGATATGGATAAGGATAATAAACTACAGATTATTGGTAAGGATAAAATCAAAAGCAACATTGGGAGAAGTCCAGATTTTTCTGATGCGTTAATGATGAGAATGTTTTTTGATATAAAGAAAACTACTAAAATAACCTATTACGGATAAACTGCGATTTTAAAAATAAACTAAAGAATATATTTGCACTATGATAATAATTGAAGTAAACGGAATTGAAAAGAAAATACCACAGAGTTATAAAGAAATAACTGTAAATCAGTTTACAGAATTATGGAAGATACTACAAAAGTATGATTTAACACAAGAGGATGATGAGGTAAAAAGGGGTGTAGATGAAATGGATTGTACTCTTGAAATTGTTGCTAAATTATTAGATATAGATTTGATGGATGTGGATAAGATACCCTATGACAAAGCAATTGAAGTTGTTAATATTTTTAATAATATGATTAGCGAGGATAGGTTAGATAAAGATATGTCAGATTGGACATTTGTGCATAATGGCGAATCGTATTACTTTCCAAAGGTAACATTAGACAAATTAACATTTGGAGAATATGCTGATGTAAAACAAATCGAAGCAATATTAGGTAAAGACGTTGAAAATAAATTTGATTTTATACCTCAACAAATGGCAGTAATGTGCAGGAAACATAAAGAAGAAAAGGGTAGTTATGATATGAATAAACGGATAGAAGAATTTAGTAATTTGACAATGGATATTGTTATGAATTTCGCTTTTTTTTTGTCCAAGTGGAATCAAATATTAAGTCAAAATATCCAAACCTCTACAGACAATCCAAAGGGACTGCAAAAAAAGTTAGTCACATCTTAGGAGAGTATGGATGGCTTAATAGTGTATATGAAGTAGCAATGGATGGGATATTTACAAAGGCATATAAATATAGCCCTGTAGAAAGTGTAGAGGAAGCAGATGTATGGGATGTATTAACTTATTTAAGTTGGAAGTCGGCAACGGCAGAATATAAAAATACATATCAAGAATTAGAACAAAAAAGATTAAAAAATAAAGGATGATAAGAGATATACAAGAATTAGTAGATGACATTGATACTGCTAGACAAGTCGGCAATCAATTCCAAAGATTCGAATACGGATATTTAGGAGAAATAAATTCTATGAGAACATTAAATAAATACGATGCTATATTATTATTGCTTCCACCAGAATCCAATATGCCTGATGTCTATAAGAACGATGAAGAAATAATTTGTGTATTTCATTGTTTAGTACCTTTTGAAGATTTTGGACAACAATCAAATGCATCTGCATCTTTGCAATATTTACACGATAGTTTATATAGCAAATTCTTAAATACAATTCAAAGTTTAATGAAGAACAACGAACACAAATATATACCGGCAGGGGCTTTACGAATTGTTAGGACAAGTAGAGAATTTAATCAAAATTATGTTGGATTAGAATGTACTATGACATTCCGTAAGTTTAGTTTTTGTTTAGAATATTCAAGTTAATGGTATTTGATTCTAAAATATTACGAAGAATAGGAGAGGAATATGCTAAAGCATTTGGTATTGAATTGATTAAACAGGGTAGAGAAGCACGTGCCGGTGGATTAATAAAATCACTACAAGTAAAAACATACCCTACAAGTATCGAGATATTGGGAAATGATTATTGGAGATATGTAAACAAAGGAGTAAGAGCAAATCAAATCCGATATCCAAAAGCACCTGCAAGAATTAACGCATTGATTCAATGGTTAAAAAGAAAGGGGGTAGCCGGAAGTGATAGTGTAATAAGAGGAATAGCATATGCGATTGCATATACTCATAGCAAAGTTGGAATGCCTACGATGAATGGTAGGATAGATAGAAGTCGATTAAATTTTGTTGATAAAGCAATACTAAAAAGACAATCACAAATCGATGAAGTAGTAGAATTAGAAATTGGAAAATCAGTAGACTTAATATTAAAAAAATTATAAAATGGCTAAAAAGAAAAAAGCATACGGAACAAAGACAAAACCTAAATCGGTTAAAAAGAAAAAAAGATATTAAAACGTAGAAATAATGATAACAGAAATTGGAAATAATATAGCACTATATGATTTAACAAGACCTTTCGTTTGGAAATTTAATTCTACAACGGCATCGAATCTTGTTTATGTTATTCAGAAAATGAATACAAATGGAGTGTTCGTTGATGTTAGTGGCGAATTAAGGCAACCTGTAGAGTTTGGCTCTAACGGAGATTTCTATATAAATCCAAGCGAAATATTATCAGATGAAATACAAACTAAAATTAGAAATAAAAACTCTTCAGACCCCTTAGTACATTTTGAAGGGTATGTGATTTTTAGATTGGCTATAACAGAAGAAGTTTTATCGTCTAGTAATGTATTAAGTTATTCTTCATTACGAGCAGATTGGCATTACACTAATACGGCATATGGTTTAGATGCTGCAACACAACACGAAGAAACATTTGCACTAAGTCAATCAAATTTTTTAAACGATTATTTTATAACGGCAAACAATTCAAATTCTAGGAGAGCAAAATGGCTAACAAACAAGCCGTTAAATAATACAGATATGTCCGTTGATGACAACGAATATATATATGCTTTTTTAAATTTAAAGAAATGTAAAGTTCATATTTCTATAGAATCTGAATCGCAATCATTACATAGTTTTAGTACGGCATATCTCCTTTATGGATTAAATAGTGTTGGAATCGGAGTTCCGAATATCATAGATGCTATCGGACAATCTACTTGGGATACAATAAGCAACACAGCATATAGGGTAAGATATGTCGTAAAAAACTTTTTTGGTACTGAAATTAGCGAAGTGGGTACATACATAATTAACAAAGAAAAATGCACAAGAGAAAGATTAAGATTGTATTGGAAAAATCGTAAAGGTGGGATTGATGGCTATACATTCAATAGTGAATTAACAGTTACTACAAATGTCAAATCAAAATTGGCTAAATCTGTATTGGGATATAGACGTAGCAATAGAGAAGAAATTATGATGGGGCAGAATATAGTAGACAATACATATGGTAGTGCTACTAGAACATTAAAAACTGTAGATATTGTTGCAAGCGAACGAATCAAAGTAACAAGTAGATTCCATACAGAAGAACAATTAAGGTGGCTATCAGAAATGACAACAAGCCCACTACTTTGGATAGAAAATTTACAAACAGGACAATTAAATTCTGTTTATTCAATAACCAAAAAACAAACGACAAAACCAAAGGGCAGAGGTGTAGGACAAATAAAATTAAGTTTGGTTATGAGTAATGAGATAATGACACAAAGATAAATGGCTAACACAGACGTTAAAATAGAAATATATAAAGAGGGAGAAATAAATGGTACATTGGATATGTATGCTAAAACAAGATTCCCTTTAGCATTAAATTATGGAATTAAAAACATAAAAAATATTTCTGAAACAACAGGTAGTTATTCTAAAACAATAAAAATACCTGCGACCAAAAACAATAATAAGGTACTAAAAAATATAGGATTTGATAATGTAATAAATTACGAATCACTATTAGACAATAGTATTCAATGTAGAGTATCACAAAATAGCAATGTTCTAATTGTCGGAAGTTTACAAGTTAAAAGTATTATAACGGCAGAACGTATTGAAGAATATCAAGTAACAATATTGGGTAGCAATATTACTTGGGGTAAGGTATTTGCAGAAGAATATATGTGCGATGTATCAGATAAATACGATGGAAATAATTTCACATACACTTGGAATAATACTTTATGGAAATTTGCTAATGATAATTTAATATCTCCATTTGCAGATTCTGTATGGTGTATGCCTGTTATATGTTGGGGAGAATGGGAAAAAGAATCATACTCATTAGGCAATATTAAAAAAATGGATTTGATGGAAGTAAGACCTGCGTATTTTGTCAAAGCATTATTAAAAGATTATTTTAATGCTGCCGGTTATAAACTAGAAAGTAAATTTTTTAATACCCTTGAATTTCAAAAATTGATTATGCCTACATCTCACGAAGATTGGATTAAGGACAATATATTAGGACACGCAACAAAAGAAGTAAGGGCTGAATTTACAGGAAAAAATTTAAGAACACAATCCGGACATCAGACAAATTTAGAAGCAAGATGGATACGAAGATTTGCATATCATAATGAGCCGGAATGGTGGCAGTCCGGAGTAAATAAATTAATGCCGTTTGATGTTGAGCATAAGGATTTAGGCAACGACCAGAAATTAGCAGAACACGATTTTCCATATACACAAACTGTTAGCGAGGGCTATCCGATTAGGTGGGGATTCACATATGATGAGGGACTTAACAATAATCAACCTGCTCCATATCATTCTTGGAAGTGTCCTGTTGATGGAGAGTATGAAATACGAAGTAATATATCTATAGGTAGATTGCACGGAAGTAAAGCATATGCGTCAATTGTTGTATTTAGAGATTTGACAATAAACGATATTCCTCACGAATATAATTTTTTTAGCAATCCACCTGTTGCACAAGAACAGAATCCTATATTTAGAAGAATGTGTATAGGTAATACATCTCACGACCCTATCCAACTTGTATCTAAAACATTGGATGATGATTTAGGACATTTGATAGGACAGGATTCTACTTACACTCAGTATAAACACGTAGAATATCAAACGATAGAATTAAATAGTGGTAAAGTACAATTATACAGAGATGATGAGGTTTGTGTTTTTATAACAAATTTAGAAGCAAATACATATTTAAATTATGGGAATCAAGCAGACCAGATGTGTTGGGCTTTACACGAAAACACTCCGGAAATTATAGGCACAGACCAACATCTAAGCATATACACAGGACAAAATAGAGTATTAAAAATAAACAATTATCCTGCATCCGGTAAACTTGCTAAAACAATATTTGAAGTTGATAGAGTAGGTAGAGTATCATATGGCGATAAAATAAAAATAAAGAATTTTCTACCCTGCGATGTATCAAAAATAGATTTGGTTAAAGCCGTTACAGGTATGTTTAATTTATATTGGGATACTGACGAATTAGGAAAAACAGTATATTGTGAGCCGTACAATTCTTTTTATAAAGGCAGAAATGAAGCAATCAATATGACAGATTTAATTGATTTATCAAAACCTATGACTACAAGTTTTATATTAGACGATTTAAAAAAACAATTATATTTTAAATATGCTAAAGATAGTCAAGACAATTATGTAGATGAAATTGAAAAAGAATTAGTACAAGAATTTCATTCATTGAAAATTGATATGCAAGACGGATTTTTGGATGAAGTACAGGTATTAGGAAATGAAATTACGGCTCCAACATATATGATTAAGGATTGGGAATTGACAAGAGATGAGAGAGATAGTCCTAGAATACCTTTGATAGTAGGAGAATATGTAGAGGATATTTCTCATAACACAAAACCACCAAGACTAGAATCTCATCATATGAGAATATTATCGTATGAGGGAATGAGAACATTTGAATCAACAGGTTATGGAAGTTGGGATTGGCTTAACGGACAGAATGGAGCAGTAAGTGAATATCCATCTGCAAGTACATTCCACGATACTGATACGTCTTACAATAATTTAGATTATGATGACAGGGCAATACCAGGTCTTTACAATACCTATTGGGCTAATTTTATAAACAACATCAGCAATAATCCTAGAATAAAAAGTGTGTTTTTGAATCTATCGGCAAAACAAATATCTCAATTGGATTTAAGTAGACCTATTTATTTAGAGGATTATGGAAACGGCAATGGTAGTTATTGGATTATACAAAGAATTGTAGATTACAAACCTGTTGAAAATGAAAGCACAAAAGTAGAATTATTAAAATATGATAATGCAATAGTTAAATTAAAAAAGAAGAAACGTAGAATAATTCAAACAGAGGGAAAAACAAAGGACAATGTATCTACAAGAATATCATTGCCGGACAATTCTAGTAGTGAATATAAACACACAGGATTAATTGTAAGAGGGAATAATAATAGTCCTAAAAATAATGGAAACGTAATTTTAGGTAATAATTTAAATACTAGAAAACAAAATCAAGTGTTGCTTGGACAATACAATAAACAGGATGACGATGCTCTTTTAATAATTGGTGGTGGTACATCCGAAAATGATAGGCGAAATGTTTTGACAGTATCAAGTGATGGTACAGTACATATGGGAGAAAATGGTGGTGGTGGTGGAATGGTTACTAAAGACGATAATGGTAACATAGTGGATTTATATACAGAAGAAAAAAACGATACAATAATAAAAGTAATAAAAGGATAATGGCTAAAAAGAAAAAATTAAATAGTAAGAATCCAAAGTATATGGATAATGTTGAGGAAGCAAAAATCAAAAGAGAGATTTTAATTAAAAATATTAATGGAGTAAAAATAAAAGCAGTTTGGTATGAGTAAGATATCTAAAATAATTGACATAAAAATTGTAGGAACGCAACAACTACAAGAGCTAGAAGCAACGATTTTAAAGACGGAGCAAAAGCTAAAAAATATGACACAAGCCGGTAAGAAAAATGCCGGTATGCAAAAAATCCACGCAAAGAATATTGTCAATACTAAATTAAAATTAAAGCAATTACGACAAGAACGTAATGCTGAAAGCAAGGCTATATTAAATTCACAGAAAAATTTAGTAAAATTAGACGGCTCATACAATTCGTTAGTAAAAAGGAATCAACAATTATTAGCGAAAATGAAAGCAAGTACAGGTGGGATAAACTCCAACAGTACTGCAATGCAAAAAATGAAAGCAGAGTATTCTGCGAACAATGGAAAACTAAAAGAATTTGATAAATCATTAGGAAACAATTTTAGAAATGTAGGTAATTATGGAAGTGCGTTAGGTGGTGTCAAAGAAAAATTGGCTGCAACAGGACTTGCAATTGGTGGAGCAATAGTAGCTTTCCAAGCGATGAGTAGAGTCGTACAATCAATTACAGGAGATTTTGGAGAATTTGAAAAAGGATTCACAAATGTATTATCCCTTATGAGTTCGGATGATATCGCAAAATTTGGTAGTACGTTAGAAGCCGGAGCAATCGAAGTAATGAAAGAGTTTGGTCTGGAGATTAACGATATGAATAAAGCATTATTCGATGCAGTATCAGCCGGAGTACCTGCCGGAGAATCAATTGAATTTTTACGAGTAGCATCTCAATTAGCAGTAGGTGGTGTTACAGATTTAACAACTGCAACGGATGGTATTACTACAGTAATGAATGCCTTTGGATTGGAAACGGCAAATGCTGAAGAAATTGCAAGTGCATTTTTCTCTGCACAAAAATTTGGTAAGACAACTGTGGAAGAATTATCACAGACAATCGGTACAGTTGCTCCGATAGCAAAACAAGCCGGATTGGGATATAAAGAATTATTGTCTGCAATGGCAGTATTGACTAAACAAGGACTAAATACAAACATAGCAACTACGGCATTAAAAGGAGCAATTGGAGCATTAGCAAAACCTGCTGATAGTGCAAAAAAAGAATTTAAACGATTAGGAATTGATTTTGGTATTAGTGCATTAAGAGGGGAAGGATTTATGAAAGTCCTAAAACAAATATCAGTCGCTGCCGAAAAAGATTCAGATGCATTAACAAAATTGATACCAAATGTAAAAGCCCTTACCGGTATTGGAGCATTAGGTACTGCACAATTAGAAGATTACGATAACATACTACAACAAGTAAATACTGATTACGGAGAAAATAGTAGTTTGGCTGCAGCCGTTGCTATGCAACAGGACACATTGAAAGAAGCTACAAACCGATTAAATGCTGAATATTCGGCACAAAAAATATTATTAGGTAGAGAATTGAAACCGATATTTTCTGCTATACTAAATACATTATCATTCTTAATTAAAAATTTTACAAATATAGGAAAGGCATTAGGAACAGGAGTTGTTGCTTGGACGGCATATAGTGTTGCAATTGCAATAGGTACTGCAAGAAGCAAAGGGTTTTCATTAGCAACAATTGATTTACGAGGAAAAATTAGAGCCCTTAATGCTACAATAATGAAAAATCCGATTGCATTATTAGTGGCTGCAATAGCCGGAGCAGTTACGGCTTACGTTGCTTGGAATCGTCAATTGACTGATTTAGAAAAAAATCAAAGAAATATTGATAACATAAACAAAAATGCAGAAGCATCCTCATTAACACAGGTAAATAATATACAGAATTTATTATCATTGGCTAGGGATGAATCACAGGCAACAGGATTAAGGGAACAAGCAGTTGCAAAATTAAATGAAGAAGTTGATGAGCTAAACGGACTTTTAACTTTAGAAGAAATAAACACACAGGCAACAACAGATGCTATCGAAAGAAATACTAATAAAATATTAACCAACGCAAAAGTAAAAGCTAGTCAATCAAAATTAGAAGAATTATTTGCTGAACAATTAGAAGTTGAGGGAAAATCTTTAGACCAAAATGCACGATGGTATGATTATTTAACTGCAGCAATAACATCACAGGGTAGTGTTATGAAAGGTACTACTAAGTTACTTACATTAGGAGCAAAACGTAGATTTGAAGATATTGATGGATTAACAAAACAACAAGAAGAAATTGCTAATTATATATTATCATTGACGGCAGAAAGTCTTGCAGTTAAAGAGGGAATGACGTTAAGAGATATTGAAACAAAAAAATACGGATTAACTGTAGTTGGATTGCAAAAGAAATTAAAAGATTTAAAAGCAATTGAAGAAACAAGTGTCGATGGAAGTCAAACGCAGGACAAAATTAGGAAAGCAATTACAAAAACAACAAGAGAATTAACAAAAGCAATTGAAGAACAAAATGGCTCTACATTATCAAAACAACAAGTAGATAAATTACAAGAGAAAACATTAAATCAAATTAGTGCTAAAAAAGCTGAATACAATAAGTTATTGAAAGATGAAATTGTTAATAGTGATAATTATAAAATAATACAAAAAGAAATAATCCGATTAAATGAAAAGGCTAAAGAGGGGGAGATAAAAACAACAGTTGCTAAAGAAAATAAGATTGATAAAATCAATGAAGAAATTAGTACTCTTGAAAATATGGAAAAAGTTTTGGAGGGTAAAGAGGGTGTTGAAATTGAGGCTACTAAAAATTCTATAAAATTAGCACAGGCAAGATTGCAATTGATATTTGCCGAAGCCGAAGCCGGTAAGGAATTGGATGCAACGGCATTGGACAGAATTGCTGAATTAAAAACCAATATACAAGATTTACAGAATACTTTAAAAGGTGGCGATGGCGATGAGGGTAGTATATTGGATGGTATTTTTGGCGATGGCGAAGATGGACAGGAACGATTTGAAAATACTATGGATGGCTTAAATGCTATAAATGGATTGATAACCGAAAGAGCAAGACTGATACAAGCAGAAGCCGATGCGAAAGTCAAAAACCTTAATACCGAAGAAGCAAAGGAGAAAAAAAGATTAGAGGATTCAACACGATTTAAAAGGCTAACGACTGAACAACAGGAAAAAGAATTGTTGGCTATTGAAGAAAAATATCAAACACAGAGGGATGTAATAGAAAAAGATGCGTTTGAGAAAACTAAAAAAATGCAAAAACAACAAGCAGTTATAGCCGGAGCAATGGCTATTATGCGATTGGCTGCAGATGTACCAAAAGGAGATTTTGCAGTAATGACAGGAATATTAATCGCTGCTCAAATAGCAATGACTAAAATGCAATTAGATACAATTGACAAAGCTACATTTGCGTTAGGTGGAATGATTCCAAAATTTTCAAAAGGTGGCGAATTAAGTGGTGGTGGAGTGTTCTCCGGAAAATCACACAAACAGGGTGGTATCAAATTCCATACAGGTGGTAGGTTAATGGAAGCAGAGGGTGGCGAAGCAATTATAAACAGACAAAGTACGGCTATGTTTAGAAATGAATTGTCAGCAATTAACGAAGCCGGTGGTGGAGTTAAATTTGCAGATGGTGGTATCACACAGGCATTGGATGGACAAATTGCACAAAGACAAGATAGTATTTTGAACGATGACGATATTGGAAGAATTGCAAGTGCATTGAATACACAAGAAGTTGTAGTAACAGAACAATCTGTGAGTAGTACACAAAGAAGTGTTATGGTACAGGAAAGTAGAATGAGTTTTTAATTTATAAAAAAAAAGATATGTTTAATTTATTTACAGATATGGATGAAAGAAAACGCAGGATGAAAATATGTTTATCTTGCGAATTTAAAAGCGATAAATATTTATTGATATTTGATGGGGCAGGATGTTCTATATGCAAATGTCCTTTATCGTCAATAACTAAAATTAAGGCAAAAGATTGTCCTAAAGGGAAATGGATGTTGAGTTAATATATAAAGAAGCTAATGCAGTACCGGATATTTTGAGAGGTAAAATCCATTATGCGTTTAATAACAATGCTAGATATTTTAGCAAATATCATAAGCATAGCAATAAAGAAATGAAAAAATTATTTTCGCATTACAACAATCTTTTTTCTTCATTGGAAAATTTTGAGGAAGACGAATATAGATGCGAGGGATGTATGGATACAGTTGTAAAATTTTGGAGTTTTGTTTTATTTGATATATGGGAAAGAGAAATAATCTAAAAAATGTATTAAGATTTTGCGATGTCCTTACGGAAGAAATACATTTGCGATATGGCGATAATCCAACAGTAAAAGATATTTTATTTCATTTATCATCTAACGGAACGATTAAGCCTGTTACATTAAGAAATTATTTAATAATCCAAGATTTTTATAAAAAACTAAAAATTAATAATGGGCATATGAATCATACCTTTATGGATATTAGTATAGAATACAATTTATCGGAAAGACAAATTCAAACAATTATATACGAGTATCAAAAAAAATTACAGGTTAAAAATAATATATCGCTATAAACTTCGTAATGCTATTAAAAATAATTTAGTATTATTGCATAAAACAAACAAATCTTACTATGAAAGAAATTCTAATATATGATGTTATTGGCAGTTTTGATTTAACTGCAAAGAATGTAATTGAGCAACTGAATGATGCAAATGGGGAAGACATTCTTGTTAGGATTAATTCAGTTGGTGGCGATGTATTTGAGGGAATGGCGATGTACAACGCACTAAAAAAATATGAGGGAAATGTAAAAGTAGAAATTGAAGGGTTATCAGCATCTATGGCTTCAATCATAATGTTAGCAGGAGATGAAGTAACGGCTTCTGAAAATTCATTAATTATGGTACACAATCCATCTGCAGGGGTTATGGGAGAATCTAAAGATTTAAACAAACGTGCAGAATTATTAGATAAAATGAAGACTCAAATGGTTACAATTTACAAAGGTAAATCATCAATTAGCGAAGAAGAAATTATTTCTATGATGGATGAGGAAACTTGGTTTACGGCTGATGAAGCAAAAGAAGTTGGATTAATCGATAATGTAACAGAGGCAATAAAAGTCGCTGCACATTTTGACTTGAAAACAATAACTAATAAAATACCGGAATGGGTATCAGAAAAATATACTAATCAAAATAATACTGAAATGGAAGAAGTAAAAAATATGTTTGAGGAATTAAAATCTGCAATAGCAAGTTTTGTAAATTCAAAAACAGAAGAAAATAAAACTGACGATGTTATAGTAAATATCGCAGATGATGAAAGCATTAAAGAACAAATCGTAGGATTCTCTGAAAAATTAGGAGAGTTAGAAAACGTAAATACGGAATTGGATGCAAGCAAATCTTTAATCGCAACGATGGAAGAAACTATTGCGTCAATGGAAGTAGAAAAATCAGAATTGGAAGCTGAAATAAATAAGCATAACGCAACACCATCTGAAATAGAAGAAACTGCAGACCCTGTTGTAACGGAATCGATTGAAAGAGAATCAAGTGTTTGGGATGATGCCGGTAGAACTCTTGTTGATGGAGATGGTGCTTTCAATTTTACAAAAAAGAAATAAATTAATAATAAATAAAAAAGAAGAAAAATGGCGAATTTAATTACAAATTCATTGAGTTATACTCAAGAAGATGCTCAAAAATATTTTCTACAACCATTATTCGTACAGAATAGTGCTTTAGATTATTTTGAGATAATGACGAATGTGAAGTCATCACAAAAACTAGACAAGTTTTCTACATTAGATAAAATCACAAAAGCTGAGGCTTCTGGATTTAATGCTGCGAGTGGTGTTACATATACGCAAAGAACAATATCTGTTGCAAGAATGGAAGCAGAAGTTGAACAAGCAGGTGGAGCATTTTTTAATACAGTAAAAGGTGAATTACTAAAATTAGGATTAAACAAAGATGATATTTCTGGAACAGTTATCCAAACTATCGTTGCTGACATTATGCTAAGAGGAGTAAAAAGAGATTTAGAAAGACAATTATGGTTTAATGATTCTGCATCAGGAAGTGCTGATTACAATCAGTATGATGGTATCTTTAAGCAATTAGCAGGTTTACCGGCAGGACAAAAATTAGCAATCGCTTCCGGAGCATTGGCAGCAAATGTAGCTAAAGCAGAATTTCAATCAATGATTGATGCAATGCCTAACGAGGGATTAGAGAACAGAGCTGATTTAGTATTTTTTGCTTCTCGTTCATTATGCGATAACTACAGAGCAACATTAGGAGCAGGTGGACAAGAGTTAGCATATTTATCATCTGTAAATGGAACACAATCTTTGGCTTACCAAGGTATTCCGATTGTAGAAATGGCTCAATGGGATACGCATATAGCATCTGACGCAGCATCTACTGCTCCATCATTGAATACAGTTGCAAATGATTTTGATGCTCATATTGCAGTATTGACAGTTAAAAATAACATTGTTATTGCTACTGATTACAATGCAGTAAGTGGTGCTGATTTATGGTACAATAAAGATGAAAAGTTAAATAGATTTAGATTTGAATATGTTATTGGTACAAACTTCAAGAATACTGAATTAACAGTAACTGCAGATTCTAACTCATAATCGAATATTAACTTAAAAAAATAAAAATAAAATGGGATTACTTACGAAAGGACATATCATTGCTTGTAGCGATAGAAATCGTAGAGGTGGTATCAAATCAATATGGCTAGGCGAAGTTGCAAACATCACAGGTGCAACTGCAGCGGCTCCCCACTCGTATTCTGCAATAGCAGGATTCAGTACAGGTGGAAGTACATTGGTGTACAAATTTGAATTTGATAGAGAAACTGCATACTTTACGGCTAACGCAACAAGAGAAAATGGCTCTACAGTTGTAGATGCTGAGGTTGGATTTACTGTACCAAAAATTACAGAAGAAATTCAAGCTAGATTAGAGGAACTAAAAGGTACTTGTGGATTATTTGCAATCGTTGAAACTTTTGCAGATGATGGAGCAGCAACTCCGGTTACTTATAAATTTGTTATAGGATACGATGAAGTATTTACTACTGAATCATTCCTTGACTTTTTAAGTGGAGAGCAAAACTCCGGAACGGCTCTTCAAGACCCTAACGAAACTCAAGTTAAATTAGCTTGTAAAATGGCTGAATACCCAAGAGAATTTACAGGAAATATTACGTCTGAAACACCGGCTGATAATTCATTCTTCTTATCATAGGGGGTATAAAAAAATAGTGTTTGTATTTAGAAAGGCAGGGTGCTTCGGATTATACCAAGCCCCTGCTTTTTTTCTATTTAAATTATGAGTTGTAATTGTAACAAAGAAAAAAATAAAAATTTAAACGAAAAATTAAATCTTATTATGAAAAAAAATGTAACTTACAAACTAAAAAAAGAGTGGGATGTTGGCTCTTATTTTTTATTTGGTGGTAGTAAAATATATGTGGATTCACTAACACAGGAACAGATGAAAAGATTATTTAACAATGGATTAGAACACATAGAAATAATAGAGGAAAAACCAACAAACACAAATGACAAAAAGAAAAAATACAAAAAGTAAAAATCAAATTACAGGGGGAGTGAAATTCAAAGTAATGAATTTTGTAACTCAAAGAGATTTTTCAGAGGAAAAAGAGTTAGACAAATTATCATACGATTATATACCATTTGGAGATAAAGTCAAAAACGATTTGCCTCAACATCTTGCAATGTTGCGTAGAAAATCTGCAACACATCGTAGCATATTAGAACAGAAAGTAGCATTTTCTTTAGGATGTGGATTTTTAACGGAAGACGATAAAATCGAAGAATATTTTAAAAACGTAAATAGCAACGCAGAATCATTTACGGATGTATGGTACAAAGTTTTGTCTGATAATTATACGTTTGCAAATGCGTATTTAGAAATAGTTACATTTGATGGTGGATTTAATATCTTCCATATTGACGCTACAAAAGTTAGAAAATCAAAAGATACAGATAGCATTATAGTTCATCACGATTGGACTAATTATAATATGACTAGAGATAAAGCAGTAGTTTTGCCGATGTATCCGGATTTTGTTAGGGATGGTGGTGTAAAAAGAAGTGCAATGCATCTAAAAAAATATGAGCCGGAATTTACTCACTATGGTATGCCGGATTATATTGCAGTATTGGAAAGCATATCTGTTGATTATGAGATTGGAAGATGGAATAATAGTAAATTTAAAAATCATTTTCAGCCGTCTGCAATTGTTGAAATCAATGGAGATATGTCTGACGATGAAGCAGAAAATTTAATTGAAGAAGCTAAAAATAAATTTACAGGAGAGGGCAATAATGGTAAGATTTTATTTATGGTAAAAAATGGAGATTCATCTCCGGCAACAGTTACTCCTATTGGAGATACATCTGAGGGTAACTTTTTGGATTTACAAAACACTACAAATCAAAATATTATTACTGCTCACAGATGGCAACCGGCTTTATCCGGTATAGTGTCGGCAGGTAAAATGAATAATACCGGAAGTGAAATTAGGATAGCATACGAAATGGTTATGACTACAGTTGTAAAAAACACAGTAAACTATTTGATGCAACCAATTAAAAAGGTACTAATAGATAATGGATTTAATGCAGAAGATTTAGCAGTTAAATTTGAGCCACCAATTTCTTTCTTCTCAGATGTAAATATTGCAGAAGTTTTAGAGATTAACGAAATGAGAGAAATTATTGGATATGAAGAAAAACCGGATTACTTTAAATTGACAAATCAAAAAGAAGAAGAAGACGTAAAAGATGGCTTTCACAAAATGCCTGATGGTAGCATAATGGCAGATGAGGATATGAAAAAAGAAGATTACTAATGACTTGGGAAGAAGCTATAAATATAAATATGGAAACATATAAGGACTATCCTCAGTCGGCTAGTAATAATGCAAAAAAAGCAATTGCATATAAAAAAGAAAACGGCAGTTCTTGTGGTACGCAGGTGGGGTGGACAAGAGCCGGACAATTAGCTAGGCGAGAAGCATTATCTCGTTCAACAATTGCTCGGATGGCTTCATTTAAAAGACATCAACAACATAAAGACGTTCCATATTCAGAGGGATGTGGAGGTCTAATGTGGGATTGTTGGGGTGGTACAAGTGGAATTAATTGGGCAATATCAAAATTAAAAAAAATAGATAAAAAATAAAAAAAATAAAAAATGGCGACAACAGTAACGGCTTCAACACTTACAAGCACTATAACAGAAATAATTACTTTAAACGGACAGGCACACGGAAACACAAATACATATGAAGTGGCTAGTCAAGGAGAAGCATTGTCAAGAATATTATCTTGTGCAACGGCAGATACTACATTGTTAAATTTTGGAGCAACGGATAGTGCAGGTACTATTGTTGGCGATGATATGAAATATTTAAGAATTACAAATTTAGACGATACTAATTATGTAATATTGTCTTTTTACAATTCAGCATCTCATTATAAAATAAGATTAAATGCCGGAGAATCACATATCTTTATGAATAATCAAATGGCTTTAGCAGGTGCTGATTTAACAGATATGACAATGGTAAAAGGACAGGCAAATACATTAGCTTGTGATTTAGAAATTTCTTCAATAACTGCTTAATTATGGCTTATAATAACGTAAACAATTTGCAAAGGCTTGTATCTACAACAGAGGTACTTGCAACATTATCAAATCCTAATTTTGATGCCGGATTGATTACTGATGACGTTATTAAGATAGCTGAAATAACTCATATAGAAAAAACAATTGGTAGAGAATATTACGAAGAATTAGTAATTCAACATCACAACGCAACATTGACGGCAGACAATACTATAGTTATGAATGATTATCTTATTAGATGTTTATGTTGGTTTGTACGATTTGAGATATTAAATGATTTACAATATCAAACTACAAATAGTGGAGTAATGCAAAACATAGATGATTTTAGTCAAGCAGTATCTCCAAAGCAATTCGATTTAATCAAACAAGACGTTTATAGAAAAGCTAAATTGTTTTTACAAGATATGCTAGATTTTATAAATGATGAAAATAATTTAAGTAACTATCCAACATACAAAAATAGTAAGAGTGCCGATTATGATGCTATGGGAGATGTTACTGCTAACAAACAAGGTGGAATAATATTTTATTAATAAATGAGTAATTTTCATAGTAAACAAAAAGGGACACAGGTACATAATCCAAAGAGATTTGAGGAAGCATCTGATAATTCGTTATTAGCTAAAATTGATGGAAACGTATCCTATGTAACTACAAACCATCAACATACTACAACATTGCAACCTGTTGCTGATGTAAGTGGTAGTTTAAATAATAAATCTTTTATTTTATATACTAAAAATAATACACAAAAAATATTAGTAGTATTTAATGTGGGGGGATTAATGAATTTAATTACTCCGGATGGAATAGATAAAAGAATCAATATTGCAATAGACACAAACGATACAGTTGCTAGTATTATAGACGATATTGTTATAGCATTAAATTCTAATAGTGATAATACACATACTATATTTAAAACACTAACAGATAATACTACAACATTAACTCTCGTAAGCGAGGCTAATGCTTTGCCGATTGACGTAGATACAGGATTTACTTTCACAACATCAACGGCACAAAATTCAGTTGAAGAATATTTGGTATCCGAAGCAACGACAGGAAAATTAGTTTTTAAGTCGGCAGCCGATGGAATTGGAGATAAATTTTTTCAACATAATCAAACAGAAGCGAGTGCAACTTGGGTAGTAAATCATAATATGACTAAATTCCCAAGTGTTACTGTTGTTGATTCAGCAGGTACTGTAGTGATTGGAAAGGTTACATATAACTCAACATCACAAGCAACACTTAACTTTGTAAGTGCATTTTCCGGAAGTGCATATTTTAACTAAAATCAATTAATTAATTATAAATAAAAAAAAGAATGGCTATTAAATTTTTAAACAATCTAGATGTACAAGGTACATTAGATTTAAATGACAATCAATTACTCAATATTGTTGTACAGAAATTAGCTACAGACCCTGCAGTTGTTGAAGGACAAATTTACTACAATACTGCTTCGGATGTACTAAAATATGCAACGGCAAGTGCTTGGGTAGAATTATCTTCTGCAACAGGAGATATTACAGGAGTAACTGCAGGTAGTGGATTAGCAGGTGGTGGTGGTAGTGGAACAGTAACAGTAAGTTTACACCAGGACACTTTAGATGAAATCGCAGCGAATACTGCAAAAAATTCATATCCAAGTGCAGACGCAACTAAATTAAGTGGTATTGATGCAAGTGCAAATAATTATTCACTTCCAACGGCTTCCGGCTCTACATTAGGGGGGATAAAAGTAGGAACAAATTTAAGTATTGCAAGTGGTGTTTTATCTGCTACTGATACTAATACAACTTACTCTGTTGGAGATGGTGGATTAACTCAAAAGAATTTTACTACAACTTTAAAATCAAAACTTGATGCTATTGAATCTGGTGCTGACGTAACAGATTCTACAAATGTTGTTGCAGCCCTAACGGCAGGTTCTAATATTACTATTGCAGCAAATGGTACAATTTCATCAACAGATACTAATACTACATATTCTGTAGGTAATGGTGGATTATCAGAAATCAATTTTACAAGTGCAGATAATACAAAACTTGACGGAATTGAGGCTTCGGCAGATGTTACTGATACAGCGAATGTTAGAAGTGCAGGGGCATTGATGGATGATGAAATAACAGATTTAGCAGGTATAAAATCATTAACAGTTTCTGATTTAGCAACTAAATCTGCTCCGGCACTAACAGGAAATGCAACTGCAGTAACACAAGATGCAGGAAATAACTCTACTAGAATTGCTACAACTGCTTTCGTTACAAGTGCAGTTTCTAATTTAGTTGGTGGTGCACCTGCAGCCCTTGATACTTTAAACGAATTAGCTGCAGCTATTGGAGATGATTCTTCATATGCTAGTGGAATTACTACTGCTTTAGCAGGTAAATCTCCAACGGCAGGTAATACTAGTTTGACAACAGTAGG